CCAGGATGTTTTTCGCCTTGAGCCGGCCTTGCGCATTCACGTCGCCCATGCCCACGCGGATGAAATCGTTCACTTCATCTGGCGACTTCAAGAGAGCATTTACAGCGCCGAGGCGCGGTCCAAGAGTAGATTTCCGCGCCGCATCAAGATTGTTGACGAGCATCGGATTCGCGCGATTCTGCCACAAGAAGTCTTGCAGCTTCGCCATTCGCGAGTTGTTGACGATCTTGTCTATCTGCGGCGCTGCCCAGCCGCCCCTCGGGCGCACCTTGACGACGGCAGCCATACGCAGTGCGCCGAGCGCCTTGCCGCCGATGACGGTGGGGTCCAGCAAGAGCCGAGAGGTGAAGTCCAGGGCCCCAGAGCCGTACTTGAATGCCGCGCTGTCGTGCTGCAACTCACGGATCTTCTCGTTGCCACCGGTCGGATCGACCGGCATCCCCGCCTCTTTCAGGATGCGCTGCTGCTCCTGGTACGGGATCTGATCCCAACCCGCCGGAAGCGCTGACTTGGGCGGCACGTAGTAGTGGAGCGGCGAATTTACGACGTCTTCCACCGTCGGCGCGCTGTACGGCATCAGAGCAAGGGCCTGGCCCGCCGAGACGTGCTCGGCAGCATGCCATGCTTTTACCCACTCCGCTGCGGAGAAAAAGGCGCTGCCGTCCTGGCGCTGGGACTGAAGAGCCGCAGTGGCTATGGGCTGAGAGACGGCGTTAGAGTACACCCAGTCGATGCCTTGCATGGTTTTCTCGACGCCGTGCGCTACGGGGTTGTCGAGCACCTTGTCTTGATCGAAATGGATGCGCACGCCCCGACCGTTGACAATGGTCGGCTGCTTGCTGCTCTCTTTGAATTGCTCTGCGAGCCAATCCCCAAGCCCCACGTCAGCCCTCCATCGGTCCTGCGAAAGACGTCTCTTCAGGTGGGTACAGGTCCAACGGCGTAGGCGTCGCCTGAAGGCCGTACGCCATGGCGTAGCCCTCCAGGTCGGCATTGCTATGCAGCGCGAATTGGAGCGCCAGCGCAGGCGCTCCCGGCATCAATTGGCCGAAGTTGCCGAAGTGCGCGAACCATTCCATGGGCTATCCCAACCGGCCCTTGATTTCCCGTACAAGGTTCCGAGCTGCGACCGGGGCCCCTGGCACGTTGGCCAGGTGCTCGAAAACGGGGAGGTAGGCAGCAAGGGCCTGCAAGTCGTCGCCCGCCTGATCCGGCAGCCCCAATGCCTCCAGGCCAGGCCCGGCCCCGAGCTCCGCGCCGGCGGTTACCGGCTCATCCGACATCTGGCTCGGCTCGCCCAGCCCGACCAGTCCGGCCGTGATGTCAGCCGGCGGGCCGCCGACCACGTCGCCGCCAGGTGAGGCCGCCAGAGGGGCGGCCTGTTGCAACTGCTCCAAGTCGGTCCGCTCCCCGTACGCGCCGCCGGAGGGGACGCGTACGGGCTGACCAGGCCCGCCGTCCGTGCGGCGCGACAGGGCACCCGGCCCCGAGACGGGGGCCGGGTTGCCGGGCTGCCTGTAGCCGCCGCGCGCCATGGCTCAGTGCGCCCGAGCGCCGTCGTTGCCGCCAGTCGGCGCGGGCTGATGTGCCAGGGAAGTGGTGTGCCATCCCGCGACCTGCGGCGTGACCGTGTTTCCGTCGGTGTCGCCGCTGTTCTCACCCTGCATCGGCATCTGCGTATTCGGCTGCTCCATGCCGCCCTTGAGGCCATCCATGGGCTGCGAGCCGCCTTCGTGGTACGGGTCGCCTGCGAATCCGGTGTCGCTCATCATTTCTCCTTGTGTCCCTCGACGCAGTACTTGGGTCGTGCGCCCTTTCCGCCCCATGGTTTTTTGGGCCTTTCGCAGCCTTCGTGAGCGCACTGGTCGGCCGCGTCCGCGGCAGGGCGCGCCTTGATGGCCTCACAGCCGATGTAATGACCGTCGCCACGGCCGCACTTGCGGCAACTCATGCCGGCACACTCCTTTTAACGGATGCGGATGCAGTCGGCCGGCCGGAGCTGGTGAGCCCGGCCAACAGGGACATCACGTCAGGCTGTCCGCCGGGGCCCATCTGCGCCTGTCCGGGCGCGACCCCGCCCGGCATTCCTGTTGCCGGGTTGATACCAAAGGGCACCCCCGCCCCGCCCTCGCTGGGGCCGGGGGTGCCGGGAGCCTCGCCGGCCGTCACGCTCGGCGCAGGCTCCGGTCTGAATGCCGTCAGAATCGCCTCATGCATCGGCATTTTCTCGCGCAGCTCGATAAGTTGCGCCGCCTTGGTTAGAATCTGCGTCGGGTCCATGCCCTGTTGGGCCATGATTCCGATGCTGCTGAGCATGGCAAAGACGCCTTGCTTCAAGGCGTCGGTCGTCTGCTCTTTGTCGACCTCGGCCTGAAGTCCCGCCACGTCGATGTCCATCGGCAGCTGCCGCTGCACGAAGTCGCGCGACACGAGCTGATCGCCGCGAAGCTGGAGAAGGAAGACAAGGGCTTGATTCGGGTTCATACCCGAGGCGAAGCCGTAGGAGACGGAGACCCGGTAATTGCCCTTGATGTCCTTCGAGGGCGTGTACGCCTCCTCGAACGGCGTGCCGTTGATGACGCCAGAAATGGACTTCTTGGCGTCCGGCCAATATTTCTCATCCATCTCGAAGGCCAGCTCTAGAGCCTGCTCTAGAGCGTGGCCGATCATCAGCTGACCGGTTGCGATCTGGATGTCATAACCGCCGTTGAGGGCATCCACGCCCCGGCCCGTGATGATCGAGGCGTCAACCTGACCCGTAGCAGAGGCCGGCGTGCGAGTACCCGTCATGATCTCCTGTTGGAGCATCGCCTCTTGCTGCCATGCGGCCTGCGGCACATCCGTGCCCACTCGGCGAATCTTCTCCGGCGAGTTCGTGCGAATTACGGCGTCATCGCCGAAAGAAATCTTCTGCACGTCCGTGGGAATGGCCAGCGGCGCACGTACGGTCTGCTGCGTTGCCTGAAGACCGAGCATCGCCATTCTGTTCCGAGCCAGCGTCGGCCATACGACGTCGTCGAACTGCCCGCGCTCCTGGTCGTCCCACTTCGGTTTCTGCGCGATGGCTACCGGCACCTTGCCGAAATGGTTCGGCGTCTCCAGCAGGACCAGATTCTTCCGCTCGGGCATGTACAGGACGTACGAGTTCGCATCACAGAACTTGATCAGCTCAAGTTCGGTGTCCCCGCTGGCCTGGCGGCCAAAAGGCATGTCACGCCCGAGGATCACCTCTGCGTGCTCGGGGAACTTGGAGGCGAGCTGACTCGCCTTCTCTCGCCATATCTTGGTGTAGCTCGTGACGCGGCCAGCGAGATCGTACTCCGCGTAGTGCTTCATCGGACGATCGATCCGCAGCCGCGGGCGGCCATTCTCGAAATCCGGCTCTACGACAATCGGCATAGCGCCGTACGTCAGATACCAGTCGGCACCGGTCGGCATCTTGGCCTTGAAGCTGCTGTCAATGACGTACGAATAGGCGATCTTGGTCTTCTTGGCGACGAAGCGCTTTGAGCGCTCCGAGCTCATGACGCCGGAGGCGCAGTTGATCGACGGAAGCGGGGCGAGGTTCTCCGCCAGCTGACGCGCGGAAGTGTCAATCAGGTTGGCCGTGATCAGCTGCGGCCAGGCGTCCGGCATGCTGCCTGGAGCGATGTTGTTGATCTTCTGCGCCCGCGCGTCCGTGATGGTCTGGTGCCTGGCGTCCCGCTCATGGGCGTCACGTCGCAGCGCCTCAACGCGGCGCGCTATTTGCGATATGTCAGCCATGACACCTCCTCGTCAACAACTGTAAGGCAAATCCGTCATTTCGCCTGTGATTCCAGGGCAGATACCCGCCTCTCCAAGCGAGTCACCCGCTGTTCGAGCGTGAGCGGCTGCGGCGCAGGAACCGGCGCGGAGACGACCGGCGATGAGACGGGTGGCTCATTCAGCCACGTCTTGTCTTTGGCGTAGGCCAGGACCTTGGCCATAGGCAGCGCGCCGGGGTCGCCATGCAGGTTCTCGGGCACATGCTGGTGACCGAGCCAGCCGTAATAGGCGAGCCACTGAGCGCCGGTCAGCCGAACGCCGTTGCTCTTGCCGTACGAGCCGGGGTGCGCCTTCCATGTGACCGTGGAAGCCAGCTTCACGCCGTGATTGTCGGCCGCCCAGCGGACGAACTTCGCCAACTCCAGCAGCGCCCAATCCGGCGCAATCGGCCAGTAGACGTGCTGCCGCTTCTCATCGTTCCAGCGCTTGTGCGTCTCGGGGTCGCAGGTGCCGACCAATTCCACCTGAACCGCGTTCAGGGTGTTGGTCTCGACTCCGCCCGCGAGATTCAGCAGCGCCCGCGAGGAGACGTCGAAGTCGAAATGCTGAAACCACTTCAGCCGCTTGTTGGCGAAATCCGGCACAGCCGTGAAATTCGGGGCCGACGCCCCGCTGTCGTACGAGGGCAGGGCAGTTCCCTCGGTGGTGTGCAGGACACCGACGTTCGACTCCATTGCATCCCCGCCGTATCTGGACTGATACCAGTACGTGAGAGACGCTCCGGGGTACTTCTGGGGTCCGGTTTTCGTCATCACGCACGCTCCGGCCAGTGCCAGGAGCCGCCCTGGGGCTCCGCGCCCCCCAGGGCTTCCGTGCCGTCCCACTCGTCGTAACGGCAACTCTGAGCAAAGAACATGCCGGTCGGGTTGAGTACGCAAAGGTCGACGTACGGCACGCCGTGCTCGGGTACCGGTTCCAGGTCGTGCGCAGCCGTGATGACGGCGGCGCGACACTCCTTGCCGTACTCGCCCCCCGGCGTCCCGTAACTCACGTAGTGGACCACCCGGCCCACGCTCGGCTTCTGTTCCACGTCTTCTCCTACCAACTCGGGGAGCCGGCCCAGGCCCCCATGCCTTGCTGCTGCAAGGCGAAATCCAGGTCGATCACGGCGCGATGCGCCTCGTCTCGCTCGGAGATGAATTCCGACGTCTCCACATGCCAGACGTTGTCCAGCCCGCCAAACATGAGCTCGCGACAGCGAATCTCCGCAAACCACAGCGCCATCACGGTGTCGGTCAGGTTCTTGGTCTCCGGGAACCAGCTTACGAGCTGTTCCACGAGCGTCCTTACGGGCTCAGACTGCGTCTGACTCGGGAGGCGGATGAGGTTACGCCCATCGCGCCAACCCTCAAACAGGGTCGCCATCGAGGCGACGCCGAAATCGGGGTCCCATTTCTTCGCGTCCGTGTGATGCCCGGTAATCAGGCACCCGCGGGCGGCGAGGAACGTCCGGATCTGCTGGTCCTGAATCAGCGACGCCTGATAGGCGTTCTTCTCAACCCGCCATTCAGTGACGCCGTACCGCTCGGTCAAGCGGAACATCTCGGCTCGAAGCTCATGCGGCGGCATGCCGCGCTTGTTGATCACGTCCAGCAGCCAGCGCACACCCGTGCGCCGGTCCAGGCCGATCACCACCATGGCCGTACAGCCGGCCGCAGCCGGGTCCAGGCCCGCAAGGACCGTCAGGCCCTCCATGCCGTACTTACGATGCCCGCTCTGGCCGTCGAAAAGACGGCCCGGATACCGGGCCTTGTCGATGCAGCCCTGTACGTCCTCCATCTTGAAGACGGCGTCATCGGCGACCTGGTCTTGCATGTAGACCAACGACCAGTTCCGTGCCCGCATCTTCCGGCGCTTACGAGAGAGGGCGGGGCCGTCCCACATTGGCCAAAGGCCCTCCTCGTCCTGCGTGACGAGCTTCCGAGCCGCAATGGTGACCGGCGGCCGGTTCGTCTTCGGCCAGAGCGTCACCCAATCCTTTGGGTCATCCGCATACTCCAGAACCGCGGGCTGCGTCAGGTACGTCCAAGGGCTCTCGCCCTCAAGGTAGTACTGGGGTTTCAGGATCTCCGAATAGAGATCCACGGTCTCCATGCGAGTCCCGATCAGTAGCATCCGCCCGCCGGCGTCAGCCACACGGCTGCCCACCTGGTTCTGAATCCAGTCAATCTGCGATTCGAACTGCTGGTGATTCGTGTGGTCGACGCAGTCATCCATGATCGCGAGATCACAGCGCGAGCCATAAATGTGCCCGCCGATGCCGACCGCCTGAACAGTCGGGTCCTTCTCGCCGGAATCCCGGCCCGCCACATAAATCTTGTCGGCCGTCCAAGAGGCAGCGCCCTCGGCGAAACCGCCAGGCGGACCAAACGCCTGTTGCAGATCCGTATACGCCTCGTTCTCGGCGAGGCGCTCCTTGATCGACAACAGGAACTTCTTCGCCATGTCCTGCGTCTTGGAGATGATCAGGATGCGGATGTTCGGATCCTGCACGATTCGCCACGTCACGTAATTGACCGTGAGTGCCGTAGACTTCGCGTGCTCGGGAGGCGTGTTTATCAGGATCTGATCTGCATCGCCCTTGACGTACCGCTGCCGCGGATGCAGCTCCCTTGGAGCTCGACCTTCAAGCAGGTCGTACCACTGCAAGTGATGCGTGAACAGCTGAGTATTCAGGTACTGCCGACAGAACTCCGGGAAGTCCGGCACCGTCTCGCGGAAGCCCTTGGCCCGCTCGATCTTCGCCGCCAAAGCCTTGTCAATCAGCGAACGAAAATCCGGGTCAGTCTTACGGTAGTAGTCGTAAGACGACCGCGCCTTGCCGGCCTGGCGGCACGCCTCATCGATCGTGTGCCCCATCCGAACCGTGGCGAGAATGATGCGCTTGGCGTCCGCGGCCGTCTCTTTGGAGACGGCACGACGCTTCGGCCGAAGCTTTCCTCCAGGGCCCACCGTCAGCTTCGCCATATCGCCGCCTCTTTGCGCCATAGGCGCTTTTCGAGGGACCGCCGAGCCTTCTTCGTGCGGCTCGCAACCGGGCAGTCAGGTCCAGGGCTCACGCGGCAGGCTGGGCACCAAGAGCGCGCGTACGCGCCGAGCATCCTGGCCATCAGTCGGCCTCGGCCTTCTCGGCGCGGTCTCGCAGCGCAACCCAATCCCGGCGCAGCCGATCGGTCTCGCGTCCGAGCATGTCCCGCTCGGCGCGCAGCTGCTGCATCTCGCGGTCCCGCACGGCCAGCACAGCGTCGGCGGCCTGCTCCGCCATGAGCCGACGTCGCTCACGGCCTGGCACGGGAGGCAGGAGCGCGTACTCGATCGCCGCCGCGTACTGCTCGCGCAGCCCGGCGTCCGGGGCGCTGCTGGGGCAGTCAGCGGGATCGTGGTCACGCTTACGCGGAATGGCGTGGGCCTCGTGGCACGGGTCGGTGCAGTCGGGATCGCACCGCGTCGGGCAAACACTCGGGACGGCGGTCGCCTCGGCGAGCTGCCGCCGCAGCCACTCCAGCTCCGGGCGGATCACGCGCCACACGCGTGCGACGAGGTTTTCTGCGGTCCAGAGGGCGACCGGATAGTCGGTCAGCGCCGCCGTGAGGCTCTCACGCAGATCCTCACCCGGAACGGTCACCTCCACCGGCGTGCCCTCGGCCATCATCGCGTCCATCTCGGCCTCGGTGAGCCGGATGTCGGCGGTACAGGCGAGGTGGACGTGCAGCGCCTCGGCTATGCGGTCGCGGATCGACGTGCAGGCGGCCACGGGCAGGCTGCCGGGCGTCAGGTCGTGCGGCATCTGGCAGTGCGGGCAGCGGGGACGCGGGGCCTGCCGCGCCTCGCTGTGGTCGCGCCTCGGGGCGCATGGGCAGACCAGGTTGCTGCCTGGCGTGCCGTGGTCGACGGTGAACCAGCACTTTCCGTCGTCGGCGGCGTGGTACTCGGCCTTGTGGTCACAGGAAGGGCACCGGTCCTGCCGCGCCTCGCGGGCGGTCTCGTCGACGTCGATACCGAGGATGTTGCGGGGGTCGATCGGCGCAGGCTTCTGGCCGAGGACGAAGGCGCTGCATCCGCTCCGGACTTCCCGGTTTCCGACCCAGCAGCCGGAGCTGTTGTGCTCGTCGAAGCGGTGCCCGCAGTAGGCGCAGGACGTGGCGAGCGGTACGGAACGCGCCCCCACCTCGTCCTGCTGCGCCTCGCCGGCCAGACGACGCAGCTCCGGCCACCGCAGCGCCACGGCTGCGATCCGGCGCGGGTCGTCGGCGAGCAGGCCGCTGTGCTCATCCTCGGCGCAGTTGTCCCACAGCCACTCGGCCAGACGGCCGACCCGCCCCTCGTCGGCTGCCTGCTGCTCGGGCGTGGGCTCGGTCATCGGGGCATCTCGCAACTCCTCTCGCTCCATCTCCATGCCATCTCCCCGGCTCTTTGGGCCCCTTTGGGGGGCGATCGGCCGGGGAGGTTACGTGCGGCTCCAGAAATCCGCCACAAGCCCGCCGGAAAGCGGGCTAGGGCCTCGGCATTGGAATGCCGTTGACGGCCCTTCGGCCCGAACTTCGCGCAAGGGCCCAGGGGTCCCGTACAATGGAACCGCCGGGTCGAGCACGCTCCCCGGTCGCCCGCCAGCAAGCGGACGCAGGCCGTCAGAGGGCACCGCGTAGCCGTGCCCAGATTGCAGCTAGGCACAACCCCGAGCAACAGGCGTCCGAAGGCAGGAGCGCCGGGGCGGACACACACCACGACCTGTTGCACACGCCGCGCTGACCAGGAGCAATGCCCTGATCCTCCCCTGTCAGGGGCTCCCCTGCCCGCGCTCCGCGCGCGCGACATGGCGGCTGTCAAGCCGCCCCATAAAGGCGGCCGTCGGCCGCCAGCAAGAGCGGCTAG